CGCTGTCGACCAGCTACCAGGTCTCGACCGACGCGACCACCGGCCACTCGCACGCCTGGACCTACGACCCAGCGACCGGCGCGGTGACGATAGCGATGGACTCGGGCCACGATCACAGCGTGTCGGCGGTGGTGCCGGCCGACGTGATGGCGCGCGCGGCTGCGCAGGACCTGCCGAAGTGCCCGAACTGCGGCTCCGCGTGGTCGGCCGTCAACTTCTGTCCGCACTGCGGGGCGCGAATGGACGGCGGTGACGGCGTGCCGAATCCGATCACCGACGAGAAATCGAGCGGCGCGACCGTGCTGGCGATCTCGCTGCGCGCCGCCGCAGGCAAATCGCCCCTCGCAGGGGCCGCACCTACCGTGAAGCAAGAACCCAAGGAGCACACGCCGATGGCCACCGAGAACGAAAAGACCGCCGAGCTCGAGAAGCGTGCCGCCCGCTTCGAGAAGATGAGCACGCTGACCGATGCGGCGCGCGCGCATTTCGGCAAGCTCGCCGGCAGCGAGGCCGAAGCGTTCCTCGCGAAGTCGGTCCACGAGCGCGAGGTGATCCTGGCCGACATCGCGAAGGCCGACGAGGTCGTCCACACCTCGCTCTCTGGTCGCGTGTTCCGCAAGTCGGACTCCGTCGATCTGATCACGATGGCCAAGCAGCTCGACGAGCTGACGGTCAGCAAGCAGCGAGCGGAGACCGAGGCGAAGGATATCGCCTTCGCCTCGAAGGGCGACTCGACGCTGTCGAACTTCGCGAAGGGCGCGAAGGGCAACCTCCGCGGCCGGATCATGAAGGCGCTCAACGCCGAGTTCACGGTCCCCGCCGAGTACGAAGAGGCGATCGAGGCGATGAAGGGCATGAACGCCGCGTTCGCCAAGCTCGGTGTCCCGCAGGGGCATGACGGCAACGGGCTTCGCACTCCGTCCGATGCCCCGGAATCGCCGGCCGCGAAGCTCGATCTGGTCGTGGCCGAGCACGCGAAGAAGAACAACGTGCCGATCGCGAAAGCGTACGCGGCCGTCCTCAACACCGCGGAGGGCGCCCAGCTCTACGCACAGATCCCGGTCGGCCGGGCCTAGGAGAGCGTCATGGCAACCGAAGGTCAAATCGAAACCAACTCGCTGCTCGCAGCCGCGGACTACAGCGCGGCGAGCAACCTCGGCAAGATCATCAAGATCGACACCGCGGCCAACGACCAGGCGGTTCTCGTCGCGTCGCTCGGCGCGCGCGGCGACGGCATCCTGATGAACAAGCCGACGCTCGGCCAAGTCGCCGAAGTCGTGAGCGACGGATTCGGCAAGGCCCAGTGCGGCGCCGCAATCACCACTGCCGGACTCGAGCTCACGCCGGACGCGACGGGCCGACTCATCGTCGCGGTGAGCACGAACTTCGTCATGGCGATCAGCCGCAACTCCACCGCGGGCGCCGGCGAGTTCGTCGGCGTCAAGCTCGTCGGTCCGTACCCCAAGCCGTAGCCACCACCACTTCCGATCCCCACCACGAACGAAGCAGGAGACTGAACGATGTCGCAGCCAACCCCGGGAGACGTGTTCGTCAGCGCTCCGCTCACCAACGTGTCCCTCAACTACGTGCAGGACCAGAGCGGCGCGATCGCCGATCGCATGTTCCCGACCGTCCCGGTGTCGATTCAGGCCGGCATCGTGTGGGAGTGGGATCTGGCGTACCTGCTTCGCAACGGCATGAAGCCGCGCGCGCCGAACGCGCCGTCCGAAGGGATCGGCAACAAGCTGAACCAGAAGACGTACTCGGCCGTTGTCGAGGCGCTTCACCAGGACATCCCGGATCAGCGGCGCGCCAACGAGACCTCGCCGATCGGCTCCGATTCGGCCGCCACGATCCAGCTGACGCAGCAGGCCTGGCAGCGTCGCGAGATCACGCTCAAGTCGAAGGCGTTCGCGACCGGCAAGTGGACCGGATTCACCGACGGAACCGGTGTGGCCGGTGCCCCGGCCGCCAACCAAATCAAGCAGTGGGACCAGAGCGCATCAACGCCGGTCAAGGACGTCACCACGCTCTCGACAAACCTCAAGCTCGCCACCGGCATCCGACCCAACAAGATGGGCATGGGTCGTCAGGTCTGGGACGCGCTCAAGTACAACCCGGACATCATCGACCGGATCAAGTTCTCGAGCGGCAACACCACGCCGACCATCGTGACGCTGCAGGCCGTTGCTGCGCTGTTCGAGCTCGAGGAGATCCTGATCAGCGACGTCGTGCAGGCGACCAGCAACGAGGGCGCTGCGACTCTCACCACTGCGTTCGTGATCGGCAAGGAGTTCGTCCTGTTCTACGCGCCGCCCGCGCCGGCCATCGACACGCCGTCCGCCGGCTACACGTTCACGTGGACCGGCTACCTCGGGGCCACCATGAGTGGATCGCGTGTGAAGAAGTTCCGCGTCGAGGTCAACGCGTCCGATCGTATCGAGATCGAGCAGGCCTACGACCAAAACGTGCTGTCCTCAACTCTCGGCGGTTACTACTCGAGCGTGGTGGGCTAGCGTGCCGAACGTCGGCCCTCTCAGTCCGCAACCGACCGTCAACGCCGACTACCTGTCTCGGTTGACGGTCGCTGCTGGCACGACCACGCCCGGTATCGTCGTCGGGATCCCGGTTCCCACGTCGGGCAGCGCGACGGCGGACTTCGACACCACGCTCAACGAGAAGTTCGAGGTGCTCGACGTGATCGCGCGCAAGGACGGCGCCGGCGCCGGCAACACGGTTACGGTCAAGAGCACCGCGACGGCAATCAGCGACGCGATCGTCTACGCGACCGACAAGGCCGTCACCCGGGCGGGTACGATCGACATCGCGAGCAATGTGATTCCGGCCGGCGGCATCCTACGCGTCACCGTGACGCGCGCGGCCGGGACCTCGGTTGGTCTCGTTACCGTGGTCGGGATCATCCGCCCGTGAGCTTCGCGCCTCGGCCGCCGTTCCGCGCCGATGGCCGCGTGGTCGCGCGCCGAGAGATCAAGCTCGGCAAGGTCTACAGCGCCGGCCAGGATCTGCCGATCGAGCGCGAAGGCGTGACGCCTCGGCAAGTCGCGATCTGGTGGGAGCAGGGGATGGTCGACACGCTGGATCCGCCGGCCGCCAAGCCAGCTGCTCCGGCCCGCCGGTGACCACGTGACCGACGGCCAAGCCAAGGCGGTCGGCGACCAGCTCCGCGCCGAGCTCGCCCGGGCCGCTGCGGCGCTGACGCTCGAGGTCACCGCGAACCTGGTGGAGGCGTGCCCGTTCAAGACAGGCCACGCCAGGGCCAACTTCGTGCCGTCAGTTGGTGAGGCCGCGACCAGCGAGGACGACGGCGCGGCGCAGGCGTCCGGGCAGATCGCCGTGCTCGGCTACCAGCTCGGTGCGCCGCTGTACATCGCGAACAACGTGCCCTACATCGGCCGGCTCATCGGCGGGTCGAGCACGCAGGCCGCGCCCGGCTGGGACCTCGCCGCGATCGACGCGGCGGTGCAGACGGTCCAGCAGCTGTACGACGGCGTCGAGATCGACGTCTCGGCGGCGTCCGGGGCCGCGATCGCCGCGCGCGGCGCGCCGGCGGCAGGGAACATGGCGAGCGCGTACTCGCCGTTCGGGGGCGACGAATGAAGATCGCCGTGCTGCTCTTGCTGGTCGCCGCGCTGGCGGCCCGCATCTCGAGCCCCCTGGGCGCACTGAACTTCCTGCTGCTGCAGTGGTTCGGCGTGCGGCTGCAGGCCGGGTTCGACCGCGAGGCGTGGCTCCGCGGGCCGCGCGGTCGCTGGTGGGCCAGCGACGCGCCCCGCCGCGGCGGCGTCGCGTGGTCGGCGATCTGGGTCTGGCCGCTTACCGGCTGGTGGTCGCCGTACCGCTGGATCTCGAGGCCCAAGCCGTGACCGAGGCACAGATGCGCGAGCTCGTCAGCGCGACGTTCGCCGCGGGCTGGGATGCGGCCCATCCCGATATCCCGATCGCGCTCGACAACGAGGCGATCGCGCTTCCCGCGGCCGGATCGTTCGCCGCGCTGACCGTGACGCCGACGACGTCGCAGCAGCAGACCGCGGGCCGCCGCGGCGCGCGCCGAGTGACGCGGCAGGGCTGGATCGTAGTCAAGCTCTGGGTGCTGGCCGACAGCGGCACGGCCGCGCTGGCCGGGCTCGTTGCGACGGTCCGCAACCTGTTCGAGCTGGTCGACCTGCCATCTCCCGTGGCCGGCGACGACGCGCTCGTGACCTCGGCATCGAACCAGCAGCCGGGCGGCCCGAGCACCGACGGCAAGTGGTTCATGCAGCTCGTGCGGACGCCGTTCACGTACACCGAGCAGCGGTGATCGGTCGGCAGCGCGGTGCGCACACTCACTGCACGTAATCGCCCCGCACGGCCCGCGCGCCCGACGCTGGCCGCATGAGCACCCTGCCTGCGTCACGCGCCGAATCGGCTGGCATCCTGATCGCGCCCGAGGCCATTGGCTCACTCGGCGTGCCGCCCGGCACGAACGCCACGCCGGTTGGCACGCCGTGGCGAACGATGCAACCCGACCAGGGGCAGATCAACAACTTCTACCGCAACATCAACACGATCGCTCCGTCGCCGATCAGCGTGGAGCGCCAGCAGCTCGCGCCCGAGATCGTCGGCGCGACCGCGATGCCGTCGCTGATGATGGACCTCACCAGCGATCTGCTCCAGCAGGTCGGCGAGGGCATGGTCCTGGCCAAGGCCGCGCACACCGGCGGCACCGCGACGTCCTACTTCGAGCCGACCGCGCGCACGACGACGGCGTTCACCGTGCCGGCCAACGGCGCGCTACAGGCCGGCACGCTGCTCACCGGGCTCGGCTGGTTGGCCAACCCGAACGGAACGCTCCTCGTGGTCGGCGCGTCGAGCACGGGCACGTCGATCCCGGTCACCGGCGGCGTCGCCGAGACCGTGTCGGGCTACCTCGCCACCCTGCAGGTGGCCGGCTTCCGCGGCGCCAGCGGCGACATCCAGCTCGACGCCAGCGGCAACCTGATCAGCACGGTCGCCGACTTCACGACGATGGGGCTCTTGCCCGGGATGAGGATCTACGTCGGCGGGGTTCCGGGCACCGCGTTCGCGTTCGCGACCGCGGGATACAGCGGTCCCGCGTATATCGTCACGGTCGCGGCGCACGTGATTACGCTCAAGTACCGCGCCTGGACCGTCGCCAGCGCGGACACCGGATCGGGCAAGACGATCGACCTGTATTGGGGCCGCTGGCTTCGCAACGTCTCGACGGTGAACGCGAGCTACCAGGAGCAGGCGTACAACATTGAGCTGTCGCTGTCCTCGATCAACGCCGGGTCGCCGGAGTACGTCTACGGGCAGGGCCAGTACGTGTCGAGCTTCGATATCGACGCGCCGCTCGGGGGTCTCATCAAGACGACGCTGAACTTCCTCGGCACCGATGTCACCGATCCGGCAACGGCGCGCGCGACCGGCCCGAGCCTGGCGCCGGTCCCCCTCGCCACCGAGCGATTCAACAGCGCGACCAAGGAGCCGTACGTCCAGTTCCTGATCGCGGCCACCGAGGTCAGCGTCGCCAGCGACATCACGAGCTGGAAGCTCTCCTTCAGCAACGGCGTGACGGGCCAGGAGCAGCACGGCAAGGTGGGCCCCAAGCGGATCATCGTCGGCAAGGTCGGCTGCTCGCTCGCCGTCGATCTGGTCGTGACCCAGGACGACGCGATGAAGGCGTGCACCGCGAACACCACGATCGCGTTCGGCGCGCTCCTGCGCAACGGCAACGGCGGCGTGTTCATCGACGTCCCGGCCGGCAAGTTCACCGCGGCGGTTCCGAAGTTCCCGGCGAACAACGTCGTCACGATCTCGCCGAAGCTCGGCGCCTTCATCGAGCCGACGTTGCGCTACACGCTCGGGCTGATGGTGTTCCCGTACCTGCCGGCGAGCTGACGGATTCGCCCCGCGCGCGGCCCGGCCGCCATCCTGCGAGCATGGCATTCGGCAAGATCACCGCCGCGCTCGCGATCCCGACCGAGGCGACGGCGACGTTCGTGTTCTCGGGGCTCTCGCTGCATCCGTCGGGACCGCCGACGCTGGTCTGCCGCCACGCCGGCGACGGGAACCGGCTCTACATGCGCGCGCTCGAGCGGTCGATCAACGCGGACCGCGCGCGCGGGGAGAGCCGTGGCCCGGCCCAGTACAGCCGAGCCAAGCTCGTCGACCAGACCCTCGACGAGGCCGCGCTGATCGCCGAGCACTGCGTGGTCAGTTGGACCGGCGTCTACGACGACGGCGAAGCGGCGCCGTCACCGTGCACGCCAGCCAAGGTGCTCGAGTTCCTGTCCGCGCTGATCCGCGCGGACGGCGGGCTGTTCGAGTACCGCGCGTTCGCCGCGTGGATCTCGAGCGCCAACACGTTCCGGGCCCCGGCCGGAGATCCGGTCGAACTGGGAAAAGCGTAGCCGCGTGGCTGGCCTGGGAGGCAGAGCACGCGGCGGGCCTGCGCGACGCCTCGCGAGCTCGCGGGAAGGTGACCGATCCGGACAGCACGCGCGCGCTCAACCTGGACCGCGCGATCGCCGAGATCCGTGCCAAGGAGCCGCCGCGCGACATCGTGATCGACCGGCTCATCACGGCCTGGCACGACCTCTCGACGTGCCGCGCGATCGGCATGGCGATGGGGCCGATCCCGTTCACCGCGATCGTCGCCTGGGCCGAGTTCAATTCGCTGGACCATGAGGAGGCGCTGGTGCTGAAGCACGTGATCCGGCAGCTCGACAACGACCACGCGGAACGCGAGGAGTCGCGGCGCGCGCACGACCGCATCACGGGTGCCCGATGACCTTCATCATCAAGATCGACGCGGCCGATGCCGGCAACGCGGCGGCGAAGATCGGCGACGTCGAGTCCTCGCTCGAGAAAACGACGGCCGCGAGCGACAAGACGCGCGACTCGCTGTCGAAGCTCGGCAAGGATGGCGTCGACGCGGGCACCGCGATCACGCGCGGCGCGCAGGAGGCGACCACCGGCGTGGAGCGCCTGAAGGCGCTGATCGGCGGCCTGAACACCGAGATCGAGCACACGCGGTCCGCGGTGGAAGGCACCGGCCGCTCGATGGCCGACTGGACCACGCAGATGGAGCGCGAGGCTGCGATCCTCGAGCGGATCCGCGGCCCGATGCGCGAGTACCGCGCCGACCTCGACTCGCTGGACAGCATGCTCGCCAAGGGCGTGCTCTCGCAGAGCGAGTACTCGGCCGAGATGGACCGGCTGATCAAGAAGCAGGGCACGATGCAGGGGGCCAAGCAGGAGTTCTCGGCGCAGGCGGCGGCGCCCGCTCCGACAGCCCCGAACCTCGGGACCAACGCGCTCGCGATCTACGCGTCTAGCCAGATCCTGATGGGCGGCGCCCAAATGTTCGCCGGCTTCGTCCAGGGCCTGCACGACGTCGAGGACGTGTCGATCCGCGCGACGAACGCGGCGCAGAAATTCGTCGACGCTGGCCACTCGGTGAGCGACGTGATGCACGAGCAGCTCGTGGTCGCGGAGAGCATGCACGCGAGCTACACGACGACGATCGCGCTGTACAACAAGGTCCGCGAGGGCAGCGAAGGCGTCGCGCTCTCGCATCGCGAGCAGCTCCAGCTCACGCAGACGCTCGGCGAGGCGGTGCAGGTAAGCAATAAGCCCGTCGAGGAAGCGGCGTCGCTGATGAGCAAGTTCGCGTTCGCGATGCAGACCGGAACGATCCAGACCCGCGAGCTCCGCAACATCATGCGCGAGGTCCCGGCGATCACCGACGTGTGGCGCTCGTCGTTCCACGCCACGAACGCCGAGATCATGGACATGGTCAAAACCGGCCAGCTGTCGATCGCCGACCTCGTCGGCGCGTTGACCAAGGTGAGCCCGGCGATGGACACGATGCACGCGAAGTTCGCGACGCTGTCGCGCACCAACGAACAGGTGCTCTCGGAGTTCAAGGAGCACGTCGCGATCCTCAACGGCAACAGCGGGACCAGCGCGCTCGAGGGCATGTTGAACGTGTACGGCCCCTGGCTCAAGGAGACGGAAACCACGACCGGAACCATCGCCGGCGCGATCTCGAACTTCGTGACGAACATCGACGACGCCAAGGCCGCTGCCGAGCGCTTGAACCAGGCCAGCATGCGCGGCGTAGCCGCGGAGATCGAGAAGCTCAACGACCCCGCCGACAAGGCGCGACTCGAGGTGGACGCGCTGAACAAGGCGTTCTCGATGGGGGCGGTCGACCTGGATCAGTACAACAAGGAGTACGACAAGCTCCTGACCACGATGCAGCATGGACGCCAGTCCGAGGCGTTCAAGATCAACCTGCCGATCGCCGACGCCAAGGCGTCGATGGCGGACCTGAACAAGGCGTTCAACAACGACGACATCGATTTCGCGCAGTACCAGAAGCGCTTCAACGAGCTCCAGTCGCAGATCCACGGCGGCATCCTGCCCGAGACCGAGAAGCTGATGACGCCGATCGACGAGGCGAAGCGGGCGCTGACGGACCTGAACCTCGCGGTCCGCCAGCACCGTGTCGACAGCGAGCTCGCCCGCGTCGAGGCGGACCGGCTGATGACGACGATAAATGACGGCCGGCTGCCGGAGGTCATCAAGATCTGGGAGTCGCTGCACCTACCACAGGAGCAGTTTCAGCGCGACATGCGAGCGGGCTCCGCGTTGCTCGACGCAGGGCGCATCTCCATCGAGGAGTACCGCGTCGAGATGCAGAAGCTCGCCGAGACGGCGGGCAACGGTGACATCTGGCGTCTACTCGATCAGCACATCAAGCCGATCAAGATCGATTCGCAGGCGAGTGACTTCGCATCGGATCAGGCACGTGCTGCGCATCAAAAGCTCATCGACAGCAAGATGGACGAACTCGACAAGCAGTACTCGCGCCCGGTCGGTAACTCCGAGTTCGAGAAAAATCGAGGCGCGTACGGCCAGCCGGACGGTCCGGATCTGGCAGCGGACACCGCCGCGTTCGACAAGCGGATCGAGAACCGGGCCGCGCTTGGAAAGGCTACGTACGCGCTCGATGAGGTCGAGCGGCAGCACGCGCTGGTCATGCAGTCCGAGCACTCGATCATGCAGCAGATCCTCGATCCGCAGAAGCAGTACGCGGCCGGGCTCGAGGCCGCGGGCAAGCTCCTCGCGGACCACACGATCGACGCCGTGCAGTACGGACGCGCCGTGGACAAGATCACCGGCTCGTACCTCGCCAACAGCGACGCCGGCAAGACGTTCATGGGCGGGCTCGAGGCCGGCTGGATCAAGCTCAAGGGCGAGGCCGACGCGTTTGGCTCGACGATCGCCACGACCCTGCTCGGCGACGTCGACAAGCTCAACGCTGCGCTGGTCAGCGCGGCCAACGGCGGCCAGGTGTCCTGGAGCAACCTGTTCGACACGATCCTGCAGGGCCTCGAGCAGGTCCTGCTCAAAGCGATCGAGGTCGCGGCGGTGACGTCGCTGTTGAACGCGATCGAGCCGGGCCTGGGATCGGCGGCGGCCGGGACTGGTGTGGCCGGCGCTGCCGTAGGCTCCGCGAATCAGGCCACGAGCGCGCCGTCCACCGCCACGGTCGCTCGCACCGCGCCGGGCGCGTACCCGATGCCGAGCCCGACCCCGCCGGCGAGCGCCGCGGCGATGCCGCAGTCGCCGGTCGTGGTCGAGATCCATAACCACTTCGACGAGTCGGTCGCCCATGCCGCGATGCAGTCGACGAAGGGGCGGCAGATCCTGCAGAACATCCAGCGCGCCGACAACCCAGCGCTGCGGCGCTGAATCGCCCCTCCTCGCGCGCGGCGCGACGCTCGGGCATGGCCAATTACATCGGGCAGTTCCTGAAGGCTACCTCGAACACGACCGTTGGCGTCGCGTCTCTGGAGTGCCCGTCGTCCGGCCAGCGTCGGATCAAGATCTACGACATGTGGATGGGGTCCGACGCCGGAACGCTCGGGACGAGTGACTTTCGTTTCGAGCTCAACGGCAGCACGACGGCATCCACCGGCACCTCGTTCACGCCGCGCCCGCTCGACAAGGCCGATGCGGCGTGTGCTGCTCTGTTCAAATCGAACTTGACCGTGCAGGGAACGAACACGGCGGGCGACATCCTGGCCACGATCCCGCTCAGCGAGCAGGCGACCGCGCGCTGGATCTGCAACCCCGGTGACGAGATCGTCATCCCGAATACCGCGAGCGCTGGGGTCCACCTCAACACGCCGGTGACCGGCAACACGCCGAGCATCGCCGGCGCGATCTACTTCAGGGAGTAGCCATGGACACCGAGGAGCATTTTGACTGCGCTGCCGCGCGATCCGAGCTGGTCGCCCGACTCGATCGGAACATCGAGTACCACCCGGCCGGACGGACCATCGAGCTCCGCAAGGCGCTGCGCGAGGAGATCGCGAAGCTGACCGGCGAACCCCACATGGGATGTTCGATCCGCGTCCACCATGCAGCGAATGGCGGATGGACGATCTCCGCGTCGTACTCGATCTACCCGCCGGATCCTGCATGAGACGCGCTCGCCGCGAGGCCGGCGAGGTGACGTGGACGAAGCGCGGCTATCATGCCGGAACCCGTCCGACGATGCGCTGCGTGCATTGCGGTGGTCACAGGATCATCCCTGCCGCAGCGAAGCCGGAAGACATGGGCGGATTCTGTCGGCTCTGCATGGGAACGACGTGTACGAGCTGCGCCGGCAAGGGCTGCACACCGTTCGAGCGCAAGCTGGAGCTCGCGGAGGCTCGCGATCGGTCGCTGCGGTCGATGGGGCTGTAGTCGATGCCGTTCGGCGCGCCTGATCGGTTGTCTCCGCCAGTTCTGCTTGCGGCGATGTTCCCGGTGGTGTTCGGGCCGCCGCCACTGACCACCGCGCCGTTTTACCAGCTGCTCGCTCCGGTCGCGCCCGATCGCTTGACGTTGCCGCCGGCACGCGCCGCGTACATGCCGTACCTGTTCCGGCCCAGCAAGCAGGCGGTGCCGTCGGTCGCTCAGCCGATCCAGCCGGTGGAGCCGTGGCGGGTGTTCGGTGCGCCAACGCGGGCGGCATACATGCCGTACCTGTTCCGGCCCGGGACGTTCGTCACGCCGGTCGCGCCGGCGATCCCCGGCGTCGGCGTCGCGGGCGCGGCGACGTTCGTGCTCAGCCTCGAGGCCGGGACCAAGGTCACCTACAGCTGGTCGACCGACGTGATGCTGAGCTACTCGGGGCTCGAGCAACGCACGTCGACGTACGGCTCGCCGAACCGCCGGATCGAGGGCAACGCGTTCGTGCTCGACGAGGCCGACCGCGACGTGAAGGCCGCGCTGGTCCGCTCGGCGGCATCGGGCGCCACGTTCCTGGTCGCGCTCACCTTCGAGGCCGCGCAGATCAGCGCGGCGTCGCCGAACAGCGCGCTGACCGTGGCGAGCACGGCCGCGCTCGACTGGGCGATCACGGGGCAGCGGATCGTGATCTCGGGGACGAACGGGGTGACGCAGCGGGCGATCGTGCAGAGCACGACCAGCACGACGATCGCGGTCGTGCTGTGCGATGCGAACTGGAACTTCGCGTTCGGCGCGCTGGGCGCGACGGGCGCCGCCGGCGGGCTGGTCTCGCCGTGCGTCCAGGTCCTGCTCGACGCCGCGCAGGGCTTCGCGCGCTACACGAGCCGCGTCGACCTCTGGGGGCTCCGAGTTCGCGCCAACGCGTACGGCTGGGCCGGCGTAGACAGCATGGGTATCGGGACCACCGTCACGACGCTCGGCGACGCGCTGCCGGTCCCGGTCGCGAAGCTGACGGACGACAGCTTGCTGATCTGGGACCGGGTCAACGAGATCGCCGGGACCGGCAACGAATCGATGCTCGCGCGCACCGACGTGGTCGACCTTGGCGCGCTGCCATTCGCGATCGGCGGCAACACGGTGCCTGCGTGGCAGCGGCCGATCCGGCTGCGCTCGTCGAGCCAGGACGACTGGCAGTGGCTCAAGGCGTTCACGCGTCACTGCCGCGGCATGCAGGGCGCGTTTCTGCTGCCGACGCACCGCCCGGACCTGGTGCCACTCGGCATGGGCGGCGGCGGGCTCCTGGTCCAGAGCGCCTCGGTCGTCGGCGGCGGCGACTACACGGCCTGGTTCGCGTCGCAGGCCCATCAGCGGCTCGCCGTGACCACGACGGACGGCGCGGTCGCCTACGTGACCGTGATGACCGTGCTCGACAACGGCGACGGCACGCTCACGCTCGGCATCGACACGCTCGTCACCGGCACGATCTCGATGATCTCGTTCCTCGAGATGGTCCGCCTCGACAGCGACGACGTCGCCGTGACCTGGGACGGACCGACGTTCACCGCGCAGCTCAGCGCGGTGACGGTGCAGGACACGGCGCCGCTGCCGGACCCGTGGTTCGACACGCAGATCTCGCCCGTGTTCGTGGTCGGCGCGAACGTCGAGGTGACCGGCGTGTTCGGGCCGAACACGGTGATCAACGCGTCGTTCGTCAACCTGATCCCGCAGGTCTCGTCGGGGGTAATCGGGGCGATCACCGCGACCGGTGGCAACGTCGACGGGATGGTGGTGATGATCCCGTGTCACCTGAGTCCGTCGAACAACCAGACGATCTCCGTGGCGCACAACGACACGTCGTTCGCCGCGACGTCGCGGCTCTTGCTCCCCGGTCTGGGCAACGTATCTACCCAGGCCGACGGAGCGCTCCTCTGCGTCTACAACGGGACCATCGGCCGGTGGCTCCTGATCGGAGCTGCCTGATGGCCCGGTTCCTGTTCGCACCGCTCACGCCGCCGATCATCACGACGAGCGCGAACAACGCGCTGTCCCTGACGCTCAGCGCGACGACGATCGTCTACCTGACATGCACCAACAACCCGACGACGATCATCAGCTTGGCCGCGACCGGCGGCAACGTCGACGGGATGGTGGTGTGCTTCTCGAACATCAACGCCACCGGGATCGGCTTCAGCTTCAGCCACGAATCGCTGGTCGAGCCGACCGCGGTGAACCGGTTCCGGATCCAGAGCGCGTCGTCGGTCGCGGTGGCGCAGTACGGCGCGTTCTGGGTACGCTGGTCCGCGATCAGCCAGCGCTGGCAATCCCTCGCAAAGGTGTGATATGGCGACGACGTTTGACGATGACGAGACCTCGGTGGCCAGGAGTAGGCCGATCGATCTCGCGCAGTTCGACACGCCCACGAGGCCGTACTTCAACACATCGCACAACGTCGATGTTGCGTTCGGCGGCAACACGTACACGGCGATCACGATGGGGATCGGCGAGCAGCAGCTCGCGCAGGATCCGACCGGACGCGAAATCATCGTGACGCTGCCGATTGCGCACCCTATCGTGCAGCGGTTCTGCGCGTCGGGAATCCCCGAGCAGAGCGTCCTTGTCACGTTGAGCCGTTTGCAGGCCAACAGCGGAGCGGCTGTGCAGTTTCATGTCGGGTTCGCAGGCGGTATCTCGATCGACGGTCACACCGCGCTGATCCGGCTGCCGGCGCTGACCGACGATGCGCTCAAGATCCGCCTACCGGTAATCTCGGTGCAGGAGTTGTGCAACCACGTCCTCTTCGACGCGCAGTGCACGAAAAGCCGAGCGGATGCGAGCGCGACCACGCCGATCACCGCGATCGTCGGCAACGTGATCGGAGTAGCGATTCCGATCGGGCAGGACTTCTTGTTCGGCGACGTGATCCATGTTGCGTCAGGCCAGCGCCGCTCGATCATCAAGGAGGACGTGGGCACGCTAACGATGCGCGCGCCGTTCGTGGGCGCGATCGTCGGGGACTTGGTGACGATTGCACTGGGCTGCGCCCATGACGTGACGACGTGTCGCGATAAATTCAATAACGTCGTCAACTTCGGCGGACACCCGAGTGTGAACGCGGCCATTGATCTGTGGTCGCCGAACGGGCTCGGTATCACACAGCAGGTGTAGCAATGTATCTCGAGCTCGCAATCATAGCCATCGCAATCGGCGCGTATGTGTATCACCGCTGGATCGAGGATCAGCCAAATTCGCTGCTCGCGGATCGAATCATCGCGCCGCGCGTCGATCCGGGAGCCGCGATACCGATCGTCTATGGCACATGTCGAGTGCGATCTCCGGTCCTCGTGTGGGGAGGGAATTTCCTCCATCCTGGGCAGGGCTACGTGCGCGTGGGTGACGGGACATCTACAACGGCCGACCACTACAGCATGGACTCGTTGTTCGTCGTCGGTATTCCGTTCTATGGCGGAAGCGCGA